CCTTGCGGGTACTGAATATGGTGGAGTCACGATCGAATGTGACGACCCGTACTCTCTCACGGACGCGGCGGGGCTGCAGGAGTTGTCACAGGCACGCGGACGCGGGGACATCAGCCGCATCGCATATATAAAAGAAATGAAGCGGCGTGGTATCATCGCGGAAGAGTATGACGCCGAAGCAGATCAGGCGCTTATTGATCAGGAAACGCCGATCGTCATACCTACCGCCCCCAAGAAGCCCGCAAGTACCACGATACCGCCCGGAGCTCCCGGTCATCCAGTAGAAGGTAATGCTTAGTAATGACCCTCAACGACGACATACTCAAGTCTGAGATCCGAGCCCGTATAGACATCGTAAAATACGGGAACAAGGTGGTGAAAGATGTATTATCCCTATTGGCCGCTGTAGACCGTGATCTTGTAAATAAGATTAATGACGAGATCGCGGCCCATCGCGAGGGATATTGGACCACTAAGCGGCTTGATGTGTTGTTGGTTGAAGTTCGAAACACCATCTACGATGCCTATGCTCAGGCCTCTGATGAAGTCAAGGCACAGATGGTCGAATTTGCGCAGTTTGAAAAGGATAGGGTCGTCGGCGTCCTTGACAACGCCGTAGGCAACTTCGTCAACATTTCGACTGCGGGTCTGTCCGCTACCCAGCTAAAGGCCATAGTATCTGATACGCCGATCGCGGTAGGCCCGGACGGAAAGCTCCTACTTGAGGAAATATTCTCCGCCCTAGCCGGGGCGAAGGAAAAGACGATAAGGCAGGCCATCCGTATGGGTATGGTCGAGGGCGAACCCATACGAGACATCACCAAGCGCCTCATCGGGACCCCGGCCAACAGGTTCACTGACGGCCTGATAGAGAAGGACCGGCGCGGCGCTGAGGCCATGGTACGTACGGTCGTAAATCATGTCAGCAACGAAACGGCCCAGCTCGTATACAACACGAATAGTGACATCGTAGACTCGGTTATGTGGGTGGCCACACTTGATAACCGGACCACGATAATCTGTCAGTCTCTGGATGGAAAGCGGTTTCCATTAGACTCCGGTCCTCGGCCCCCGGCGCACGTCAATTGCCGGTCCATAATCGTACCTGTGATAAAGTCATGGGAGTCCATGGGCATCAACATGAAGGAGCTGAGCCCCGGCACGCGGGCCTCGATGAACGGCTACGTCCCGGACAAGTTAATATATCCCGAATGGTTAAAGCAAAACCCACAGTACGCGGAAGATGTACTTGGCACGACGCGAGCCAAGGCATTCTTGGAGGGAGGTGTATCGATCGAAAATTTCGTGAATGACAAGGGCAGAACGTTAACGTTGGAGGAACTTAGGAGCAAACACATTCTGTAAAAGTATCTTGACAAGGGGTTCTCTTTGTGGTAGAATGAGCTATCATTCAAGAGCTGTTGAGACAACACCGGTCGGATGACCGAATATTAGGAAGGGGGCCAAGATGGCGCTCAAATTAAAGTTGGATGCAAACGGACACGTGGTAGTACAGGATGGAAAACCGGTATACATCGATGACGTCGACAATAAGGAAATTGCTTACGACGTTGATCAGATGCGCAAGACGATTGCCATCGTCAATGAGGAGTCAAGACAGCGACGCCTCAAGATCGATGAGTTGACGGGTTCCATGAGCAAACACGGCAACGTCACGGCGGAAGAGGTAGCAGCAGCATTCAAAACCATCGAGGAACTCGGTGGAGCAGAGGGCATCGCCAAGCTTAAGGAAAAAGGAAAGGTTGATATTGAGGCTGTGAAAAAGTCCATTTCGGACGCTTACGAGGCCAAGCTCACGACGGCTGGGCAGACGATAGCGGCCAAGGACAACACCATTGTTGACCTCATGGTGGGTTCGCAGTTTAATAGCAGCGAGTTTATTACCAAAAAGCTCGTCATTCCTCCGGACATGGCAAGGGCGAAGTTCGGTCAGCATTTCAAGATCGAAAACGGCCAAGTGGTTGCTTACATGGGCGAGCATCCCATTACAAGCCGCGATCGGCCCGGCCAGAATGCGACGTTTGACGAGGCAATGGCAGAGATCGTCGGGGCATACCCGTACAAGGAACAGATACTTCGTGGCGCAAATGCCAGTGGTGGCGGCGCAGGTGGTGGCGGTGGTCCACAGGATTTCGGCTCGGTAAAATCACGGGCTGACCTTAAGACACCCGCTGATAAAGCAAAATTCATCTCCGACAATGGGCTCGACGCCTTCAAGGGCCTCCCGGAGAAATAAATCTAAGGAGATACGAAGATGGCGATAGGAAAGGCATCTGATTTTAAGATTTATCAGGAGGAATACTTTGGCGGGATGTACGAGTCAATCGTACAGAACACCAATGCTTTCAACGGCGCGTCTCAGGGCGCGATCACGTTGGTAGCCCGCGAGCATCGCGGTGACTACCTCAAAGAGTCCTTCATGAAGGACATTTCGGCCCTCATTTCCCGGCGTGACACGACCTCGGTGGCAGCGGCAACCGATACCGCGCTGACACAGGGTGAGAACGTGTCGGTCAAGATCGCCCGGAAGATCGGCCCGATCGCACAGACCCTCGACGCATGGCGTAAAATTTCCCGTGACCCGCGTGAGATGTCCTTCCTTATCGGCGCAATGGTTGGCCAGAAGAAGGTTCAGGACTACCTCAATACCGCCCTCAAGGCAGCGGTTCCGGCCATCAAGGCTGTCACGGCAAACTTGCATGATTACTCGGCAACCGGTACCCCGACCCACAACGTCATGGTCACCGGCCTTTCCAAAATGGGTGATCAGGCAGCCCGCGTCAAAGTGTGGGTGATGCACAGCAAGTCATATTTCGACCTCGTCGGTCAGGCACTTACCGACAAGATCGTAAACGTGGCTGACATCGTCATCTACAACGGCACGGTTGCTACGCTCGGTCGGCCCACCATCGTGACGGACGCTGCGGCCCTGCTCACTACGGGTACCCCGAACAAGTACAGCATCCTCGGCCTCGTTGACAACGCGATCACGGTTTCGGAGAGCGAGACCGAAGAGATCGAGAGCCAGATCATCACCGGTCTGGAGAACTTGGTGTTCAGGATTCAGGGTGAGCATTCCTTCACCCTCGGCATCAAGGGCTTCACATGGGATGTCACCAACGGCGGCGCGAACCCGGATGATACCGCTGTTGCAACGGCAACGAACTGGGATAAGGTGGCTTCTGCGGACAAGGATATCGCAGGCGTCGCTATCTACGTCCAGTAATCCCTATCAATAACCCATATCTTGGGGACCGGCGTAATGCCCGGTCCCCAATATCATTATCAAAGAGGTACCAATGAAGGTCATGATATTTAGCGGCAATGAACCCAGCGAGACAGTTAAGGGCGTTATAGCCAAGCTCAAGGAAGAGCGACATCAGGTAATGGAACGTAACCCCGACTATTTCGACCAGTATGCGTCCGTAGACCAGACGGTCGACATGGTCATGGTTCCGGAAACCCATCCCAAGGCAAAGTTTATCAGGGAACGGTATGCCACGATAAAGAAAGACGTGGAGTTTATCGCTGAGCCCAAGCCAAAGGGACCTGAGGGTGAATAAGGAGTAATATGAAAATCCTCGCGTTCTACAATGATGACCCAACCACCGTCATGGCCAAGGTAATAGACTACTACCGTAGCTATCGCCACTACGTCTATGAAAGAAACGCCAACTTCTTCGTAGCGGCACAGATGGACGTGCTGCCCACCGTTGATCTGGTGTTGGTGGAAACCGGCAAGACGAATGCCGCTGCCATAAAGGTAGCATACGAGGCCAAGAGCGTTACCGTCAAGGCATTTGCGACGGCAGATGTAACCGAGCTCGTGGGGGCTGACGACCCCGAATATGTCGTTACCCCGTTGGAGTAATCTATGGCCCTGACCGTTGAAGATGGAACCATAAAGGAAGGTGCGGAAAGCTACGTTACTGTAGCCGATGCGGACACGTACCATACAAATCGACTGAACGCGGCTTGGGGCACCGCCACCACTCCTGCCAAAGAGGCTGCCTTAAGGAAGGCTACTTCTTACATTGATTGGAAGTATGTCACTCGATGGAAAGGGCAGAGGGTGTTCCCGGCCCAGCCCCTTATGTGGCCCCGGAATTATGTACTACAGTTCGAGGAAGAAGCCTTTATTGGGTACGCCAATCAGCCTGTATACATCAACAGTTCAACTATTCCACAGTGCCTTAAAGATGCGGCGTGTGAAGCCGCTTTACGGGCGTTAAGTGGAGAGTTGGCACCGGACCTCGATAGGGGCGGTAAGGTAAACACTGTTCGGGTAGGCAACATCTGGCAGGTGTATGAAAGTGGGGCTAATCCCAATACGGTGTACCAGAAGATCGAGCACTTGCTCCGCTCTCTCTTGAATAACAACAATTCGGTGCAATTGGTGAGGTCATAGTGTTCGATTACCAGCGTATTCGCGACCAAGTGGCTGTGATCATCGGAAAGTACGGTGCTCCCATGGTGTTGCGAGTGCCCGCGCCCGGCGCATATGACCCGGCCACAGGCGGGCGAGCCACAGACTCACCTTATGTAGATTACAGTTGTTTCGGTACTGTCGATGAGTACGACATTCGTGACATTGACGGTACTCTCATTAAGGAGGGCGACAAACGTGTTACACTGTCGGCCTCCTCAGCCATGCCGGACCCGGTCAAGGGAAATATTTTAATTATGGCCGGTGTTGAATGGTCAGTGGAGCGATGCAAACCTACGGCCCCTGCAGGTATATCTGTAGTGTATGAGGTTCAAGTAAGACTATGAGTATTGCGGGCCTTAAACAATTTCAAAAAGAACTTGACGATTTTTATCGGAATTCTGTACCTGAGGCCCATGGAAAGATCGTTAGGAAAGTATCCCTTCAAATTCTGTCTGGTGTGGTACAGGAAACTGCCGTTGACACAGGTCGTGCACGTGGTGGATGGACAGTTACAACCGGATCTCCATCAGAAATAGTCCCACCGCTGCGTGAAGGTCACATCGAAGAGAAAAAGGCCGAATCTATCGTCCTTACGGAAA